ACCCAACCGACGGTTTACCTGTTGGATGTAAGGTTAACACATCAAATGCGCCGGAGTTGATTCATGAAAATCAAGCATGAACACATCCGCATGGCGATGAATGCCTGGGCGCATCCGGACGGCGAAAAAGTACCGGCTGCGAAAATTACCAAAGCGTATTTCGAGCTGGGAATGACGTTCCCGGAACTGTATGACGACAGCCATCCGGAAGCCATGGCTCGCAATACTCAGAAAATTTTCCGCTGGGTGGAGAAAGACACTCCTGATGCGGTTAAAAAAATTCAGGCGTTGTTACCAGCGATCGAAAAAGCGATGCCGCCTCCGCTGGTGGCCCGAATGCGCAGCCACAGTTCCGCTTATTTTCGGGAGTTGGTAGAGACGAAGGAACGGCTGGTGAAAGATATTGATGATTTCGTTGCATCAGCGATCGTTCTGTTCGATCAGATGAATCGTGGTGGCCCGGCAGGAAACACTCTGGCTGTGCATTAATTGGGTAATAAATATGAGTAATGACAAAAAATTGACACTGAGCGTTTACGAAAACAGTCCGCACATCTGGCGTGGCGGTTTATCTGATGTGGAGCTGGCAGAGTGGTTGATACATAAAGCTAATGCGCTGCTCTGGCGTTTGTCAGCCAGAGAACAGCGCAAGGAAACCAGAATAAAGCTGGCTGATGCAGAAGCGTGTGCCGGGCTTATTGAGGATTATACAAATCTTGGTATTTCTTCAGCAGAGAGTGATCCCATTCAGCCTCTGAGCAGGGAGTCAATCCAGCACGCTGGTTGTATGGCACATCTTGTAACTGCTCGTCAACATGAGGTGGGTATTGGATCACTTCCGGCGGGATATTCGCTGATTCCAGAGCTGGTTGAAGCAAGAAAATCAGTTCAGAAAAAGAGAGATGACGCACTTCAATTATTGAGAGAGCACTATGGCGCGATACCAGAATGCGAACAGCGTCGATACCCTGAAGGTTATGAATGGATGCAGTCTCTTTTTGAAGTTCGCTAATCAATATGTCGAGACGAAGGTATGTTTCGGCGCGCAGCCAGGCTCTGTAATCCGGGAGCATTTCGGGGCTGTTACACCAGCGGTTTGTTGCTGCAACATTTAATACATGAGCCTGATAAAGGCTTTTCAAAAAATACATGTCGAACCTCCTCTGGTTCTGTCGATTGGGAACCACAGATTATATCCGGAGGAAGGTTCGGCACCAGATGAGGTAGCCATGCGTGATTACGCAAAAGTTTCTCCGCGATTCTGGCTGGGAGAAACGGGGAGAGAACTTAGAAAGGCGGGTGCAGAAGCGCAAGTTGTTGCTTTTTACCTGATGACATCCCCTCACGCAAATATGCTGGGTTTGTATTACCTGCCAGTTTTATACCTTGCTCATGAAACCGGGCTTGGTCTGGAAGGGGCTTCAAAGGGGCTTAAAAGGGCTGTTGAAGCTGGTTTTTGTAGCTATGACCATGATGCAGAGATGGTCTGGGTCCATGAAATGGCAGCCTGGCAGGTTGGGGAAACGTTGAAGCCTGGCGATAACCGTTGTGCAGGTGTCAGGAATGAGTATGCATCATTACCTGAAAACGCTTTTCTGTCAGTGTTTTACGACAGATATAAAACGGATTTCCATCTGGATGTGAGGCGGAATAATAGCCGAAATTCGGTAAGGGGCTTCGAAGGGGCTTTTAAGGGGCTTCGAAGCCAAGAACAGGAACAGGAGCAGGAGAAAGAACAGGAACAGGACAAAAACACTATGGTTCATGGCAAAAAAAACACCACGAACCAGGCAGGGGATGTTCAGACCGTCAATCCTGGTCAGCCAGCAGGCACGACACCGGAAGCCGATTCGGGCGCTGTGCAGCAGGTGATGACCGCAGGGTCGGAGCAATCACACCAACTGCAGCAGCCTGAAGCCGATTCCGCCATTCAGCGGGAAGCCGATCGGGTAGTCCCGGAAAGCACCGGGCAGTCTGTGGGACGAGTGGATTATCCGGATGTGTTCGAACAGGTCTGGCGGGAATACCCGTTGCGTGCTGGGGCAAACCCGAAGAAATCCGCTTTCAGTGCCTGGAAGGCCAGATTGCGCGAGGGGGTGCCACCAGAGACCATGCTGGATGGTGTGAGGCGTTACGCGAGATACCTGGCGGCGACCGGGAAAGCGGGAACGGAATTTGTTCAGCGAGCGACGACGTTTTTTGGGCCGGACCGGAATTTTGAAAACCCCTGGTTGCTCCCGGTAAGCGGCACGAACAACCAGCGTTGTGTGAATCATATTTCTGAACCGGATACCGAAATTCCGCCGGGATTCAGGGGGTGATGTGGCATGAAAAACATTGCGGCAGCCGGGGTTCTTGAACGTATTCGCAGACTTGCACCACAGGCGTCGGTTCCACCGTACCGGACGGTGGAGGAGTGGCGGGAATGGCAACTTGCTGAAGGACGAAAACGCAGCGAGGAGATTAACCGCCAGAATCACCAGTTGCGGGTGGAAAAAATCCTGAATCGTTCGGGCATCCAGCCTCTGCACAGCAAATGCTCGTTTGCGAATTATCAGGTGCAGAACGACGGGCAAAAATACGCGCTGAGCCAGGCCAAATCCATAGCTGACGAACTGATGACCGGGTGCACGAATTTTGTGTTCAGCGGTAAAACCGGCACCGGGAAAAATCACCTTGCAGCGGCGATGGGTAACCGGCTGATGGCGAAGGGGCGCAGCGTGATTATCGTCACCGTGTCTGATGTCATGAGCGTGTTGCATGACAGCTACGACAACGGCAAATCCGGGGAAAAATTTTTACAGGAGCTTTGCAGTGTTGATTTGCTGGTCCTGGATGAAATAGGCGTTCAGCGGGAGACGAAAAACGAGCAGGTGGTATTACACCAGATAATTGATCGCCGGACAGCATCACTGTGCAGTGTCGGGATGTTAACAAACCTGAATCATGCCGCAATGAGTACACTTCTTGGTGAGAGGATTATGGACCGCATGACCATGAACGGTGGTCGATGGGTGACGTTTAACTGGGATAGCTGGCGTCCAAATGTCAGCAATATGAGGGTTGTGAAGTAATTTTGTCCGGAGGAAATTTTAATGGAAACCGTATCTGACGCACTGAAAGCACTGAAAAAAGCCTCTTCACATGTGGTGGCAGCTCGCCTTGGAATTAGTCGTGAAGAGGCTGTCAACGAACTGTGGAAACTGAAACGCCGTGGAGAAGCGGATAACAAGGGGGCGATATGGTGGCTGACTCAGGCTGGTGAAAGTGAACCGGTGTCACCGGTACCGAAAGTGACGGCGCAAATGCTGACAGAGGCGATTGAACAACATGGCCCACAAACGGCGGATGAACTGGCATTGATGTTCGGAATTACCTCCCGCCGGGCGAATTCATCGCTGGCAATGGCAATCAGCAAAGGGTGTCTGATTCGCGTGAATCAGGATGGTAAATTTCGTTACTGCATACCGGGCGTTGATTTACCGGCAGAGCCGAAAGCAGCATCCGTAGCTGAAACGGAGGGTAAAGCCCTTCCTCAGCCAGCTGGTGTTGCGTTACCAGTCCAGGAAACGGCTGCACAGGAAGAAATTAAAACAGAAGCGGTGGAGGACATTGTGAAGTTGCAGCAATCGTTCACTGAAGCGAAAGCAGATGACCTGATTCTACCATCGCTGCATGTGGCTAACCGCGAGCTGCGCCGGGCGAAAAGTAATGTTCAGAAGTGGGAGCGAGTCTGTGCTGCGCTACGGGAACTGAACAAACACAGGGATATTCTCCGGGATATTACCGCCACCAGAGAGCAGCAGCGGTGAGTGGCTGGAAGAAGTGGCGCTGGGCTGAAATCCTGATACTCCGGCAGTGTGCGGGAACGATGAGAGTCGAAAGCATCGGTTATCTGATTGGCCGTAGTGAGTCAGCCGTCAGGACGAAAGCGCGGGAACTGGGTATCAGCATGATGTTACGGGGTGATTATCACCAGTCAGCCAAATGTTCACAGCGTGATATTGAGCTGGCGTGGCAACTGCATCAGCGTGGTGTACCCCGACGGGAAATTGCCGAAAAGTTTGGGATGAAGTTGGGCGCAGTGAATAACTACGTTTATTTCGACAGGAGGGTTCAGGAGTGAGGGTGAGGGTTTATATCGCCGGTCCGATGACGGGATATGAAAATTTTAACCGCGAGGCATTTCACAAAACGGAAGAGGTGCTGAAACGGGAAGGGCATACCGTTTTAAACCCGGCAGTACTTCCGGACGGGCTGACTCAGCCACACTACATGGATATTTGCATGGCAATGCTCCGTTGCGTGGATGCGGTTTACATGCTGAAAGGCTGGCAGCAGTCGGCAGGTGCAGGGGCTGAGCTGGCACTGGAGGAGAAACCGGGCCATGCGGTGATTTTTCAGGAGGTGGGCAGTGAATATTGACCCGGCGATAACGATTGATATGGCCCTGAACGCCGGCCTGGCACTTCTTGGTTATTTCTACATTATGTTCTGCAGCGGACGATGGCTGTCACTGTTGTTCATGAAAAAATGGAATAAACGCCGTAAGCAGGA